TTCTTTCACCGTAAAAACTGTTATATTTTCACAAGAATTAAAGTCTGTGTCGTTACTAACAACACGAATTCTATCCCATACTCTTTCAAGTGAATCAACGGGGTGTACGTGTGATATATTATATATATCATCTAAAGTACTTAAGTATTCTGCTTGAATTTTAGCAGCCTTTTCTAAGTTGTGATTATATGTTACCGATACTAATGAGTTTTTATTTCTTACATCATTAACCAATTCAACTAACACATTACCAGTTAATTCGACTGTCTGTGAAAAAACAGGTGTTGATAATAAGACCAGTAAGATTATGTTGATTATTCGTTTCATATACTACAAATATAAGGCTTATTTGTTAATTATCCAAACAGTCAAGTATTTATAGTAAAAGTTTTTATGAAATTCATCAACTTACTACTTGAGGGTAAAAAGGAAAATCTTATCGATAAATATAAAGATGAAGATACCTTTGAAGATGCGACTCATTTATTGGAAAAACTTATTGACGGTGACCCTTCATCAACAAAAAAGTATTCTGAGTGGATGATTAAACAAATGATTGGATTGGGTGACCGATTAACTCATTCTATCGCCGACAATGTAAATCTGTTTATTGAGATTATTGAAAATTTTCATAAAACATCTTCATCAATAACACCTGAAGATATTGATTATGCTGCCACGTTATCAAGTTTAGTTAAACCTGATAGAATTAAGTCAGGACCAAAAGACATTTACAAATACGATACAATTTGGGCACTACAGGCGGTATTAAACGGTGTTCGTAAAAGAAAGATTGAGGTAGAAAAAGAAACCGAAGCCAAAAAAGACGTTGAAAAAATTTATGAAGACGAAAGATTTTTAATATTGCGTCCTTTCAGTCACAATGCATCTTGTTATTATGGAGCAAATACCAAATGGTGTACCACCACAAAAGACGATACCCGATACTTTGACAAGTACAGTGAAGAAGGCTCTTTATTTTATATCATAGATAAGAAGAGTAGTGATAACATATGGGGGAAAATGGCGTTGTTTGTTAGACATAATGGAAACACTGAAGTCTACGACCAAAAAGATTCTCTCAGGTCTTTAGATACCTTAATACAACGTTTTGAACCGTTGACTGACATCATCAGAAAATTAGTTAAAGGTGACGATGATTACGAAAAACTAAAAAATGCCAAATCAGGTAACCGTAAAGATTTGAACCAAGTTTTATCTGCGGATTATTTTTATAAAATGGACCAAGATTACGTTTATTTTGAATTTGATGACGTTGCGGATTATTTAAGCTTATTTGTTGAAGAGGTTGACGAATACGAATTAAAAGATGTTGAATATGCCATCGATACACCATATGGTTATGATAGTATGTATTATGATGCTTATAACTTCGATGATGATATGCGTGAAGGGTATCCATTAAATGTATTAACTCAAGACCATTTAAAAAAGTTACGAGAAATTATAAAACTGTCAGGAAGTGAATTAATCAATTGTTTTAAGGCCACAATACCTAAAATGAATAAAGACAATTTACAAAAATTCATACAAAAAGGTAATGATGAAAAAGATTTTTATGACCTATACAATTTAAGAATTAGTGATGGTTGTGAGTCTAAAATAGGTAAGTACTTATTAAATTTTGATAGTAGATTTATTGATGATTTTTCATACGCATATTCCACAGCTGAAGATGAATCTATGAAAGTTGGTGTTAAAAACGCAATAAGTGAAGAAGCCTGTGAAGTGTATTCACCCATAGGTATGGAAAAAAATGGTGATTGTTTCTCATCGTATATGATTCCAATAGATAACCTAATAGAATTTTATGAGGACGATTTAGAATCGTTTTCAGGTTTAACTTTAGACCAATTATTAAAAACCGTTGTAATACCTGGTAGAGTTTCATTTGATATTCGTGAACCTCGTGAAATGGCGTATGAGGTTAGAGATGATAAAACATTTGAATACCACTTTAATTCAGATATGGATTCTGCATTAGATACTTTATTAGAGAAACTTGAAGATTCTGATGAATACTCAGACTTGGAAGAATATAAAAGAATTTATACGTTCATAAGCAACAAATATGAATTTGACGAAAGGATACCTGTTGAAACTGCTGGCGGTAATGTGGAAATAAGGTTTAAGAGTGTAGACCCTACCGATAATAAAATAGTTTTTGAACTTACCCGAAGAGGTGACAACTACGGATTTAAAAAAGGAAAGGCCAAACTATCGACAATCCAACAGTTAATGTCGAACTATCAATTGTTTGACCCTTTTGAGGATTAGTGTGTGTATTTTGACATTAGGTGGCTTTTAATCGCCTCATAGATGTCCAACATTTCTTCATCATCCAACTCAATCAAATCTCCACTAAATTTTGATTCGATGGTCATACCTTCATCTGAGGTGGTAACGATTAGTCGTTCCATGTCGATTTTGTCTTCTGAAAAGTCATCATCAAAATCATCAATATCAAACAAATCTCCATACGACTTCCATGTAGGTTGTTGGTATTCGTAAGGGTATTTTACGTAACCCAAAGACGATACGGCATTTTCAGCAAATTCAAGAGCCCGCTTAACATCATCAATAACAACGAATTCTTGTACTGTGTGCATGTTGTAATACCCACATGAGAAATTAATACAACTAAAATCCCCCTTCCTTTTAATTTGTGATACATCAGTATATGGGTGTGATTGTTCATCAGAAACAGTACCCATAGACTGCTCAAAGATAGGTTTAAGTTTATTGATAAACTCACCATCTTTTTCGTACAATCGAACTCCCGAACAAAGCTCGGTAATTAAAGCATTGCCAGGTGCATCAAATTGTATAGCATAGCCCACATCGTTCAAGAAGTTGGGGTCACATTTACTGGAGCCGTGACACCCTGTTTCCTCAGATACAAATAACCCTACTTTTACTTTGGATAGTGTACGTAGAAGTTCCAATGCTATGAAGACCCCACACTTGTCATCACCACCGATACCTGTAGGTTCACCATCAGGGGTGTAACCTTTTAAAGAAAGGAATGTTTGGTCGTCAAATTTTAGACCAAAGGTATTGGGTTTAACAAGTGTTTCTTCTCGAACAACGATTTCATCGACAAGTGCGTGAACAGTGTCGGTGTGAGCTATAAACATAGGATAACACTCACCTTCATTAAGAACACCTTTCGTGGCGTATACGTTACCCATATCATCGGTATAGTGTTCTACATCGGGCATTGCATCCAATACGTCGCGTAAGTACTGTACCATATTATCCTCTTGGTAAGTTTTTGTTGGTACCGAAAGGACTTCCTTAAGTCGGGTGAGTTGATTGTTATCCATTGTTTATATATTAGTCTACAAATATAAGAATTAATTTTTGATTTCCAAAAAGAAGGTAAAATTATTTCCCCTCTTTTATTTCTAATTCTTCTTCATCTTTCATCTCTACAACGAAAGACTTATTTTCAGTAATGGTTCCTCGTAAAACTTCTTCAGAGATAAGGTCTTCAATCTTTTCTTGAATAGCTCGTTTAATAGGACGTGCACCATACTTCTCATCAAAACCAACCTTTGAGATAAACTCTTTAACCTTATCTGAAATTGTGATGTTGTATTTCAACTTCTCTAAACGAGATGTCAACTTTAACAATTCAATATCAACAATTTGTGATACTTCATTTTCTTTAAGTGGATTAAAGACTACAACCTCATCGACACGGTTAAGGAACTCAGGCGTGAAGTGATTCTTTAACTCTTTTTGTAGAAGTGCTTTTTTCATGTCTTCATTGTTTGACATACGGTTTGTGGTTTCAAAACCAACACCTGTACCAAAATCTTGAAGTTTCTTAACACCTAAGTTTGATGTCATAATAATCAAACAGTTTCTAAAGTTAATCTTTCTACCAAAACTGTCCGTTAGGTGACCATCATCCATCATTTGAAGGAGAAGTGAAAAGATGTCTTTATTGGCCTTTTCAATTTCGTCAAACAATACTACTGAGTAAGGTTTGTTCTTTACCGCCTCGGTAAGTTGACCCCCTTGGTCGTGACCTACATACCCTGGAGGAGAACCAATCAAACGAGACATGGTGTATTTCTCTTGGTATTCACTCATATCCATTCTGATTAACGCGTCTTCATCTCCGAAGATTTCTTTTGCCAGTTGTTTTGCCAAGTGAGTTTTACCGATACCCGTTGAACCTAAGAAGATAAAAGAACCGATAGGTCTGTTAGGGTCTTTAATACCCACACGGTTTCTACGGATTGCTTTTGAGATGACTTGAACTGCAGGTTCTTGACCAATAACTGATTTATTTAAGTTTTCCTCCAAACTCAACAAAGATTCTTTATCGTCTGTGTTTAATTTGTTTACAGGAATCTTAGTCATTGTTGCCACAACTTCATAGACCATATCTTCAGTGATAGGTTTGCGAACGGAATCTTTTTCCTCTTCAAACCTAATCTTTTCGTCTTCAAGTTTTTTAAGAATCTTCTTTTCTTTATCACGAAGTTCTGCAGCTTTTTCATACTGTTGAGACTTTACAACTTTAAGTTTTTCCTCTTTGATGAGATTTGCCTCTTCTTTTAGTTTTTCAATAACTTCAGGAAGTTTGACATTAATTTGTGCACGTGCACCCACTTCGTCCAAAATGTCAATCGCTTTATCAGGGAACTCACGGTCCGTGATGTAACGGTCAGCAAGTGCTACACAAGCTTTTAACGATTCTTCTGAATACGAAACTTTGTGGTGAGACTCATAACGTGATTTTAAGTTTTGTAATATCTCCATCGTTTCATCGGGAGTTGCACCATCAACCACAACCTTTTGGAACCTACGTTCAAGTGCACCGTCTTTTTCGATGTTCTCACGGTATTCATCAAGAGTTGTTGCTCCAATACATTGTAGTTCACCACGAGCAAGTGCTGGTTTAAAGATGTTGGATGCATCTAATGAACCCGATGAATTACCAGCTCCGATGATGGTATGAATTTCATCGATAAACACGATGATATCAGGGTTTTCATACAATTCATCCAAGATAACCTTTAAACGTTCCTCAAATTGACCACGATATTTGGTACCAGCAACAATAGAGGTCATATCTAAAGATACGATTCTTTTATCACATAGGTTTTGAGGACAATCACCTTCAAAAATCTTCATGGCCAAACCTTCAACGATAGCTGTTTTACCCGCACCTGGTTCACCGATAATAATGGGGTTATTTTTCTTTCTACGTGAAAGAATTTGTGCGATACGATTAATCTCACGCTCACGACCTACCACAGGGTCTAATTTACCTTCCTCAGCATGTTTAATTAAGTCACGTGCAAAGTTATCCAAAACAGGTGTTTTAGAGTCGGTCATTCCTTTGGACTTACGTCCACCTTTTTCATTAGGGTCTACTGATTCAATCATATTCTATCTATTATTTTATTCTTCAAATATAACAAAAACTGTGTAGTAATCAAACATTTGTCATTATGTCATATAATTTATCATCGACATGACATTTTGTCTTTTCAAATTATCAAAAAGTGAAAAAACGACATATTTTAGTGATTGGCACATTTTTGGCCTTTTGTTGGGTACAAAGATAAACAATAAAATTTAAAAAACTAAAAAAATGTTTGGAAAAAGAAGATTTAACAACATGTTCGGAGATTTTGACTCATTATTTAATGAGATTAATTCTGCATTTAACACACCTCAGTATGTTACTGGTAAAAGAAACGTAGAAACTGGTAGTGACAGTAATGGTGAATGGACAAAAGAAAGTTTTGTTTCTGATGATGGAACGTATGTGGTTACAACTTTAATTAGAAACAATACTAATGGTGGTAAAACACAACAATCAAACAATAAACTACAACAGTTAAAGTCTAAATTGGAAACTGCGGTTGAATCTCAAGAGTTTGAGAAAGCCGCTGAGTTAAGAGACCAAATAAAAAGTCTTGAGGTAAACCAAGAAAAGATTGATGATTTAAGACAAAAACTTAAAGAGTCCATTGAGAATGAAGACTTTGAAGAGTCTATTAAATTAAGAGACCAAATCAAAAATCTTGAATCTTAATTCATTTAACCCCTCTACGTGAGGGGTTTTTTATTTTACGATATATTTATATGTAAAAGAATTTAATTATGAAAAGATTATTTAGAATAGACGAGTCTGAAAAAGATAGAATTTTAGGGATGCATAAGTCAGCCATTTCTAGACAATATCTTAAGGAACAAGAAGCTTCTTCAGAACAACCAGCGACAGATGGTGAAGCATCATCAGAACAACCAGCAACAGATAATGCTGCGACTGAGCAAGTTGCTTTTGATTGTGAAAAAATTGATGAGGTATTAGAAACACCTGATGTTAAAAAATGGGTTGAAAAAATCACAGGTCCTGCAAAATGGACTTTGAGAAAAGACAGTCACAAGTTAGCTGACCGTGACATTTATAAAGGTGTTATTGATGTTATTAAAATCATGCAATGTAAATTAAGTCAAGTATTAGATACAGAATTAAAACCTGATGGTATTTTTGGTAACGAAACAAACACAAAACTAAAAGAGTTTCAAACAGGAAAAGGTTTAAAGGCTGATGGTATTGTTGGACCAGCAACATGGGGAGCAATGTTTGTTGAAGAAGGTACTGACGGTTCACAAGGAGACGGTAACGTACCAGGGGATGATTCACAAGGGGACGGTAACACACCAGGTGTAGAGATGAAAAAATGTTTAGACCAATTTGAAGACTCAAATGTAAATTCTAAAGTAAAGGGAGGAGTACCTAAATTAATACAGGGTATTGATTATGTGTTCTTTGATAATGGTAGATTTGCAATTATACAATCATCACCAGAAATTAAGGGTAGTTGGAAATGTGATGAAGGAGGTAAGGTTATGATTAAAGTAACTACCCCATACAAAGGTCCGTGGGTTATATTAATACCTTAATCTTAACATAATATAATATTTTAAATAAAAAACCCTCCATTAAACGGAGGGTTTTTTATTTTCCATTAATTCTTATACTTATCTAAAAAATATGTTATGGCTATTAAGAGTGAAAAAATCGATGGTAAATTAATCATCAACGAAATTGAATCTTCTAACCTTAAAAAGACAGTATATGATACAGGTGAAGAAAAATTAACCGCAACATTTAAAAGTGGTGTTGAATATGAATATGAAAAAGTCCCACATAAGATTTACACCAAATTTAGAATGGCGGAATCGCAAGGAAAATTCTTTAACATGGAGATTGCTAAGAATTACAAATACAAAAAAATCACAAAGTAAATCTTCTAACTATTTATAATAGATGGAAAACTTTGGTAAGATATTATCTAGCTTCAATGTTAAGGACGAATTAAACCCTACTATTTGGGAAAATCCCGAATCACCTTCTGATGCTAAAATGAAGGAAGATATACGTTTGCGTCTTATTGAAATTGCGGATAAGTTCATTGAGTTTTTAGGATATGATATTTTTATTCAAGACATTACGATGACAGGTTCTCTGTCTAATTATAATTGGTCTGAATTCTCAGATATTGATTTACACATCATGTATGATTTTAATGAGAGTGGACCTGAAAAAGAATTATTTCAAGATTTATTTAAATTAAAGAAAACATTATTTAATTCCACTCACGACATCACAGTAAAGGGTTATGAGGTAGAACTATATGTTCAAGATACTAATGAACCACACATATCTACAGGTGTTTATTCGGTATTATATGATGAGTGGATAGTTGAACCATCAAAAGAAGAAGTAGAAATAGATACCAAGATTATTAAAGAAAAGGTAGAACAATGGCAGGATATGATTGATACTGTTATTGAGGATATTGAATCGGGTGATGAAGATTTAGAAGAAGGACTATTAAAGATAGATAAGTTAAAAGATAGACTAAAAAAATACCGTCAATCAGGGTTAGAAAAAGAGGGTGAATATTCGTATGAAAATTTAGTTTTTAAGTTTTTAAGACGAAGTGAATACATTCAAAAATTGTTTGATTTCCAAAATAATTTTGTGGATGACCGTCTTTCATTAGCCCAATAAATAAACTATAATTATATTGTAAGATAAGAAAAAACGGAAATTCTTAACTTATGATATATTTATTATAAAAAACTATTATGGCTATTACTGCATGTACAAACAATGAATACGTAATTTATACGGGTGGAACTGAGACTCCACACGCTATTTATACTGAGGCTGACGGAACAGAATCAATTCAGTGTAATACAGTTAAACTTGGTGGTAATGGTCTTTATAATTAAAAATTACTAACTAAAAAATATAAAAATGGCAGACTTAAGACCTTTAGGTAGTGAAAAATTAGAAGGACAAGATAAGATTACAAGAATTCTTGAAATTGCTAATTATGGTTCAAAACCATCTACTGTAAACGAAAGTAAATCATCTTCAGCCGATTATTCTATTCAATTGGCGGATGGTAACTTTTACGGAATCGTAAAAGAAAAATCAGGATACATTGTAAAAAGAGGTATCAACGAATCTGAGTTCGACTATATCGAACCAATGAAGAATCGTAAATATCATAAATCATTTTCACAAGCGATGAAGAAAATTAACTTGATGGCTGGTGAATTAAATAGACTTCATGAAAATGAAGAAGGTATCAACTTAATTGGTGAACAAAAGAAATTCGTTCTTAAAACACCAAAACCTGAACCCGAAGCGGCACCTGCACCAGCTCCTGCACCTGAAATGGATGTAGACATGGATGTTGAAGAACCAATGGGTGATGAAGAGTTGGATTTAGACTTAGATATGGACATGGATTCTGAAGAACCGATGGGTGATGAAGAAATGGACATGGATATGGACATGGAAGAACCTATGGGTGACGATGAAGAAGGTTCATTTAAAGCGATTCAAAAGTTAACAGGTAAGTTAGGTCAAAAACTAAGAACATTTGATAAAAATCAAGGTTTGTCTTCTGAAGATATTAAGTATGTATTAAACTCAATTATATCTGCCGTTGAGTTGGAAAAACTTTCAGAAGAAGATAGAGATGACATCTTAGCTAATTTTGAAGAGGAAGAAGTTGACTACGGTATGGACGGAGACGTTGACGTTGATGTAGATGCTGGTGAAGAAGATTTAGACTTGGATTTAGACTTAGATATGGATATGGAAGAACCTGAAGGTGAAATGGCTGAAGGAGGTTCTATGAGAACTATGGTTGATGAGTTATTTGGCGAATCAAAAGTAGATAAAGTTTTATCAAAATACTTTGTAATAACTGAAGAAGAAAAACAAATCACTGAATCTAAAAAGATTAAAAAATTCTTAACTGAAAAAGTTAAAAACATTACAGTTAAAAAAGAAATAAAGAGACTGTCAGAAACTATCGAACAAGAATTAACTTCTGAGTTCTTAGTTAAAGAAAACGATAACATCAAATTCTTAGGAAAAACAAATAAAAACAATTTGGTTTTTGAAGCTGACGGTAAACAATTTAAAGTATCTCCAAACGGTGAGTTACTATGAATTTAGTTTATGTAAATGAACTAGGACCCAATTATAAGGGTGATAACATATATGAATTCATCTTTTCAGATGTAGACGATGTATGGGGTGATGAATGGGATGCACAACCAGCAAATGGTAACCCTTCACCACCCCATATTCAGTTTATAAAAAAGGTGGGTGTATTAAGAAATTCAGGTATTGAATTACATTTAATACAAAATTCAGACTTCTTTGGTGTGTATGATGCAATTGACCGTGTTATTGCATTGGCTTGGGAGGATGAAGATAGTGAAGCCGTTGTAAATGATAAATTTACAAGGTTGGTTTTCCACTACGGTGAGAGTGTAAAATCAGTTGAAGATAAAATATATGAAAGAGACATTGTTTTGTCTTATGAAAAAAGTTTTATAGAAGATGGACACGAAGAATAAAATAATGGGATTACTAAAAGAGGGTTTTAAATTAACCACTCTTAAAAAGTTAGATGAAAAACAAATTAACGTCCTACATAAGAAGATTGTGTTAGAACAAAGTACGGGTGATAAGGCAGAGAAGATAATGACAGACTTATCACGAGCCAATGATTTAGCTCAACAGATATCTCAAGAATTAGGTGAGGAAGAATTAAACGAATGGGGTTCTTCAGACCAAAATATTATGAATGCGTCCATTCATCGCGATATGGGTGAACCTGAAACAATGCCAAGTCCTTTTGATGATAGATTAGAATCTGCAGCTCAAGAGGCTGTTGATTTCTATTGGGATGATTGGGAAGAATACGAATCAGACTATCATGGTTTAGTGGATGACGCTAAAAGAAGATATTTGAGAAGTTATTTCCCCGAATACTATTCTGCTATGGTAAGAATGTTTGAACCAGTTAAAGATGTTGACCCTTATGATGTTGATATCGATTTAGATGGTGAATTGGGTGAAGATGCCGCTTTAAATAAAATGGCACGTATTGACCCTTATGAAGACCCAAATCCTGAAGGAAACGAAGATGGACCATCAAATTATGGGGTTAATCCTAAAAAAGATAAATCTATGAACGATGGGATGGGTATTGATGAAGGTAAAAAGAAACCTGTAAAAATGAAAACACCTATCACTACTTTAGGTATGTTTGAGGATGAGATAAAAGAAAAATCTGTCTCTAAGCAACAACAAAAAATTATGGGTTTAGCATTATCAGTAAAAAGAGGTGAAACACCTAAAAGTAAAGTTTCTAAAGAAGTTTTAGATATGGTTGATAGTATGACCGAAAAAGAATTAGAAGACTTCGCTAGTACTAAACATAAAGGTTTACCTAAGAAAGTTGAAACTAATGAGGGTACCAGATGTTGGAAAGGTTACGAAAAGAAAGGTATGAAAACGATGTTTGGTAAAAGAGTTCCTAACTGCGTGAAAAAAGAAAGTAAAGAAGAAAAAGTTAGACAAATAGAAGAAACTATTGTATCTTTGATTAAGAATTACAAGAAACCTACTATGACGAAGAAAGATTTATTGGAAATGTCACCAGGTACTAAAGAGGCACCTGTTAAAACTCCTACACGTACAAAACCTGATAGAAAGAGTCCTTATAAACCAAAACATAAGCCAGCTCCTAAGGCTAGTGGTGAAGTTGAAATACCAAGTTTCCTTAAATTTGACAACTTAAATATTACATTTAGAGATGAGTAAGAACGTAAAAGAACAAATAGAATATGATGGTCCTGAAAGAATGGACCCAGGAATTCAGTCAAAATTAGAGAAGGGTGAGACTCCAATGTCTGATAACCCTGCATTACCTCGTAAAGATGATGATGAATTTGATAATTCATTTGAACAACTTATTGCTTCTAAAAGATTTAAGGATGTTGTTGAAAAGGTAAAAAGATATACTGGTGTTCAAGAGGTCAGTCAAAATCAACTTATGAACTTGCAAATGATGATGATGCAAGCGGTTCAAAAGGTAAAACAGATTGAATCAAACAACGAAGGTTATTTGGAACAATTGGCAGTTGATTTAGTAAAACAAGAAATGTCACTACCTGACGATGCCTTCCAATACGATGTGGAGTTAACATCTATGCCAGGACAAATTGATATGTCGGGTATGAAAACAGACTCAGAAGAATTGGATGATGAAGATGTTGTTGAACAATTTGGTGTTTCTGAAGATGAGGCTGAAGATGATTTAGAAAACTTCATGGCCGCTTTTGAAATGTTTGATTTAGAAAAAGCTAAAAGACGTTTTATTAACTCACTAATTCAGGGAGCATCTAAAAAAGGACACTACATGTTCCACTTAGTTGAAGAACAATTAAACACCATTAACCCTGAGTTGTTAAATCTTTATGGTGTATTGATGTCTATTAATGATTTATTGTATTGGATTTTACCTGACCAAATGGTTATGAATGCAGCACAAAGTGGACAAGGTATGGAAGGTAAAGAAGAAGTTGACGAAACTACTGACCCACCAACAATTAAAGCCAAGGGATTATTCTTCCCTATTTTGGTTCACGAACTTGTGAAGGGTGTATATGAGGTAATGGGTACTCAAGGATTACCTGACGACCCTAAAGCTGCAGATATGGTAATGAGTCAAACAGATACTCTACCTTATGAGATATGGGATTTACGTTTAGGACCTGTTATTTGGGAAAAGTTTACTCAAGCATATCCTGATAAGTTATATGAAGACGATATGAGAGAAATTCAAAATTATTTATTCTCTCGTTTCTCAGCACTTACAACTGAAGAATTTTTTGAGGTTGCTAAGATGATTTTATCAGGTTCAGATGAAGGAAAGAAGATTGTATCCAATATGGTTGATGAAATCATTGAAGAGTTAAAAGCTGAAGATTATGAAGATGCGATGTCTCAATTTGATGATGACGATGATGATGATGAGGACGGTCTTGCAGGTTTCTTGGGTGATTTAGGTATTTCTTTATCATAAAATAGAATTATTATGTATAGATGGGTTTATCACGTGAACAAGCTTTATTGGAATATGCCAAATGTGTAAAAGATACTCCTTACGCATTAAAAACCTATCTACAAACTTACGATAACACTCAATCACAATACGTTCCGTTAGAATTATTTCCTGACCAAATTAATCTTATTAATGATTACGACACTTATGAGGAAAATATCGCATTAAAGTATCGACAGGCAGGTGTATCAACAGTTACCGCTGCGTGGTCATCTAAAAAGTTGGTTACTGCCTCTAAAAAGAAACCTGAGAAAATTCTAATAATTGCAAACAAATTGGATACCTCAATGGAGTTTGCAAATAAGGTTAGGTCTTTTGTTGACCAATGGCCAGCATGGTTTGGTATCACATTTTCTGCAGAGAAAAATTCACAAAGACATTTTAAACTATCAAATGGATGTGAGGTAAAAGCCGTTGCAACATCAAAAGATGCACTTCGTGGTTATACCCCTACAATCCTTATTTTTGATGAGGCAGCCTTTATTGATGCGGATGATGACTTCTGGTCTGCGTGTATGGCATCACTTTCTACGGGTGGTAAAGTAATTGTAATATCTACCCCTAATGGATTTGACCCTATCTATTATACCATTTACGACCAAGCTTTAAGAGGTATGAACGATTTCAAAATAACTGAAATGTTTTGGTATCGTGACCCTCGTTATGCGAAGGACTTCAAACTCATTAAGTGTAAAGACATAGTTCATTATTTACTAAACCGTGAGGATTATAACGACAGTGAAATCACTATAGATTATTCTAACGTACATCCTCGTGAAAGGAACTATGAGGAGATTAAAGAAAAATTATTAGATGGATACAAAGCTTATTCTTCATGGTTCGAAGGTATGGCTAAGAAACTTAAATTCGATAGAAGAAAAATCGCACAGGAATTGGAATGTAACTTCTTGGGTTCAGGGGATAACGTTATCCCAAATGAAACGATTGAAGTTATTAAAGAAAAATTTATAAGAAAACCTGAAAATAAATTTATGGGAGGTGCCTTATGGCAATGGAAAGAACCTATTCAAGGTCATAAATACATTATGGGTATTGACGTTTCTCGTGGTGATAGTGAGGATTTCACGACATTTACAATTATAGACTTTGACGAGAGGGAACAGGTATTGGAATACTTAGGTAAAGTACCACCTGATGTTGTTGCTGAAATTGCATTTAAATGGGCAACAATGTATAATGCATTTATTGTTATTGATATCACTGGTGGTATGGGTGTTTCCACATCACGTAAACTTCAAGAAATGAACTATAAAAATTTATATGTTGAAGGAGTAAACGCTGCTGATAAATGGAAGTATAATCCAAAGGTAAATGAAAAGATACCAGGGTTGAACTTTAACAGTAAACGTGTTCAGATTGTTGCTGCGTTTGAAGAGTCATTAAGACACAACTTTGCAATACGTTCTACGAGACTTTTAAACGAGTTAAATACCTTTGTCTATGTCAATGGTAGACCTGACCACCAAAAGGGTCAACACGATGACCTTATCATGGCAATTGCTATGGCAATTTATGTGGGTGAAAATTCATTTACACAATTAGAGAAAGTTACCGAACAAACTAAAGCCATGATGGAAAGTTGGATGGTTAATGAAACACCAGTTAAGAATACATCTAATGATTTTAATCCAGGTGTACCTGTATTACCTGGTGGGGTTAATCACCATAGGATAAACCGTGAAGCCACAAAACAGGATTATCAAAACAACTCGTGGTTATTTGGAAGATTTTAATTATTTAGTTTAATTCAAATAATGTTACTATTTATCTAAAAAAGGAGCATGGCAGAAAATTATACAATATGGCAACGTCTTACTAAGGTATTCGGTCCCGATTCAACATTGGACCAACAAGCCCCTGTTTTTAAGTTTGATAAGAAAGAACTTTTAAAAACACCGAACAAGCAAGAATACGAAAGGGAGAAGTTACAAGCGCAACAAACTTTATATCTTGGTCAACAATGGCAGAAGATTGAGAACAACTTATATACTCAAGCTGTTTATTATGAACCAACAAGATTGGCGTCTTTTTATGATTATGAGAGTATGGAGTATACTCCTGAAATTTCTGCGGCTCTTGACATTTACTCAGAAGAATCAACAACAACAAATGAAGACGGATATGTATTACAAATTTATTCAGAAAGCAAACGAATTAAATCAGTCCTTGCTGACCTATTCAACAATAGACTTGATATCGCTACTAATCTTCCTATGTGGACAAGAAATACTTGTAAATATGGGGATAATTTTGTCTACCTCAAATTAGACCCTGAAAAGGGTGTGATGGGTGCTCAACAATTACCAAACATTGAGATTACTCGTCAAGAAAGAGGTATGAAGATTAAGCCCGAAAGGAATTCATCTGATACTGACAATGACTCACTTAAGTTTTTATGGCAAAAT